CAGCGCCTTCTTTGATTTGAACCCAGTCATGTGAACAGTCCCCATCCTAGTGTGATGAATAATATCGCGACGACGATCCAGAACATTCCTATTTCACCGTCACTCATCTTTCCCCTCCAGTGCTTTGCGGGCGACACGCTGATATGTCCACCACATGCCGTTGTAGTCGCTGACAGATAGCTCGTGCATGTTGGCTATCTCCCGCAGCGCCGCCTCCAGCTTCTCGATGTAATCGGCTATATCGTCCGCATCGTCAGGATCAAAATGCTCTTCAAATCCATAAGATATGGACCGTTTAGCGTAGTCGCGAAGCGTTCTGACATGATCAGTGGGTGGCACGGCTCACCTCCGACATGCGAAAGAACGTGATGGCGTGGCGCAGTTGTTCATCCGCCAACGCTGCTGCGGTCTCTGCGGGCGCCACATGCTCGTTGGAAACAAGCAGGTGCGCCATAATCATCGTCAATGCGCTCAGACCAATATACAGCGGGTTGCCGTTCAACACATCTCCCAGCTGCTTTGCAAGCGCCATGGCGGATTCAAGATGATCTACGTTGATTTCAGTGTCGCTCATTTTCCCACCTTCAACAAAGCATCGTTGGCGATCCATCCGCAGGCCTCTTCCTCGTCTGGATCGAGGTTGCGAATTTTGTAGAGCGCGTCGCACAATATGCCGAACTTGTAGTCCAGCTCGTCGTAATGCACCGCCCAGCTCTTTGCTTTGGCGATCTCGCTTTCCAGCTCGATGACCAGTCCCTCAATTACATCCATACTCACCCCCCTCAAGAATCTGAGGGAGGTGTAGCTATGCCAAGCGCCCGTGCGATCTCATCTACGTTCTGCTGGGCCGCAGGTTCGATGCTGATCTCATAAAGCTTTGCGTAGCCGCTGATGTCTTTGGGATGATCAGGATAGTTGGGGTCGCCGTGCGTCAGCCTCGCCAGTTTGGTGGCGATCAACTCCAAAGCTTCCTTCTGACCATCGTTCAAATAATGCCAGTTGGGCGTTGCCCGCAGCATATCCTTCAATGTCTGGCTCCAGCCCGACTGAACCTTGTACTTGCCGTGCGTCTTTTCGCGTTCTTGAATAATGTCCATTGTTGTCCCCTGTTGGATTGGTACTTCGTGCAGAGATGGCGCCAGCTCGTTTAGCATTTCCATCAAGCTTTTTGATTCGTCTGTCATTTACTTACCCCATGAAACTTTATGTAAGACGTTACCCCTTTGTCAAACAAATACCACGCACAGTTGTCTTTTCCTGTGTGAGGTGAGTTTTCGATCCACTTGACCCTCCCTATCGCCCGGATTTCCACGCAGAACGCCAAGTAAGGTCTGGCTTGCTTCGTGTGAGCCCAGTCTGCGTCGAACAACAACCAAGTTGGCCGCAGCTCGATGCAATGCAGGATGAGGGGGTGCAACACGTCGCGTGACCACGGCGGGTTGGTGATGATCATATCCGCACCCAAACAATGTACTTCGTTCAGGTCCAAGACATCGAGCACACGAATGTCGTTGCGGCGCGGCTCCAGATCGGAGGCATAGGTGCAGGTGTGGCCCAGCATGTCGAGCATGTCGGCAAGCCGACCATCACCTGCACAGGGTTCAACGAAGGTCGTGTTCCTACTTAACCTTGGCGCCAAAGCGGAAACTGCTGGCGCCGGAGTCGGGTAGAAATCCATTGGATTCCTTTCGAAGCTCGACCTCTTCCCCATCACGCTTAACTCCCGTTTTGGGGACGAAGACACGCTTGCGATGATCCGGACACCACGATCCCTTTTCCGTGGGGTCGCCGCAGAACAGAGTTCTGTCGCCGCTCCCGCTGACCGGGAAACGGCACATGTTGGACGTCAGCGCCATGAGGAACGCTTGATTGCCTGTCGGCTTCAACGGCCCCTGCGGAGGCGGCTGATACCGCGTCTTTGTTTTGAGGTGGTGGATCGTCGCCGTTGGAATTGGCGCAGGCTCCAACACCGGTTCTGGCTCGATCAGCTGTTCTGGTTCAGAAGGCTTGGGTCTGCCCAACCAGATGCCCAGACGTTGCGTTTTGCCGATTACGGAATTGCGCGTGAAACCTTCGCCCAATTCCCTCGCTATCTCATGGGAGGTCATCCCCTTAGCCGCCATGTCTCGTAGCTTGGCTACGTCGGCTTCCGACCAAGGTGTGTTTCCCATCAGTCGAAAAGCCCCAGCGCCTGCACGTAGACGCCCAGCACACGGCGGTCTTCGACCTTCATCTTGCGGATGCCGTAGGCTTTGCGCAGCTCCTTGGCGTAACCCTTGGACTTCGCTTCCGCCCAAACGTCCTTGATGTCTTCGGCAATGTCTTTCTTTTCACTTTCCAGTTTCTCGATGCGATCCAGTATCGACATCATATCGCTTATGTTCACGCCGTCAGTCATGGTGTCCTCCAAAGATGGTGGCGCGGGTTTCCCCGCGCCGGTTGATTACATGCCGAACAGGCCGCTGGCGCCAGCGCCCCCACGGGTGGCTTCAGGAGCCTCGCCTTCGTCAGGCACCGACTCCATCCACTTGCCCGCATCCACGCCGCCAGAGCCGCCCAGACGCTCACCGTCCTGCAACTTCTGGAAAAACTGGATGCCGAACGAAACGCCGTCGCCGTTCTGGGGGTTGTTCCACGCGAAAGCGTTCAGCACGGCCTTGCCGTAGCACCCGGAGTAGATTTCCTCTTCGGTGGCGGGCATGTGTTCAGACTTGTAGCGAAGCACCGGTGCGCGGATAGACTGGACGCGGACGAAGAACACGTCCGGACCAAAGCCGGGGTTGATCTCGCCAGACGTCTTGTTGCGGGCTTCCTTGCCAGCGCCGTCGAGGAAGGGCAGCTTGATGAGCCCGGCTTTCGCACGGTCCAAGCCCTTCTCGCCCCACTGAGCGACGATCACGCCTTGCACGGCGTCGTTCATCGCTTTCCGGTCGCAACTCTTTTCGAAGATCAGTGTGCAGCCATACTTCTCTTGGTCGCCCGGCTTTTGAGCGCGGGGCTTGAACAACGACCCGGCAAACGAGACGCGGCAGAGAGGAGTCTTAAAGTCAGATGAGCGTTCCATGTTCAGTCCTTCACAGGTTCAAAGAAAGATTCAGTCTTAGCCTTGGTGGCCGGGCGGGTAGATTTTTTCTCCGACACCAAGTTCGTCCCGGTGACGGGGTTGTGGTACATGTTTTTGATCTCCTCCTTGCGTTTTGCACCGATTATTTTTTCGATCTGCGCGGGCGACAGCAATCTCCGGGAGAAGATTTGGTCTTCCGTCAGTTTGATCACTGACTTGAGGTCAGCGACGATCTTCTCGTCGTCGGCGGCCCACTTCCGGTTGCTGATCTTATCGACCAACTTGTAGCCGGGAATGGTCACGCCGCTTTCCGCCAACGAATGCGCTGTGGCGCGCACCGCCTTCGCCCAATCCTCCAGCATGTCGATGCCATCGAGAATGTGGGATAGCTCTTCCGGCGACAACGCCGGAACCGTGTTCGAAATCATAGGAACCGTCTCCAGTGTGATGTCCTCAAACCACGTTTTGGCGACCTCTGGCGTGATCGCCAGCGCCTTGCTGCGCAACGCCGGGCACATACCCTGCGCCGGACAGAAAGCGCAGTTGCCGGGCGTCAGCGCCGCAGCCGCCCACTCATCAAACAGCGTGCGACTTCCGTTGATCATGTTGAAGGCGTCCAGAGCTTTTTTGGAGCGCCCCATCGCTTGCATCAACTCCGCCGTCCATTCGATCAACTCCGCAAGGTGAAACGTCTCGCTGCGGATGCGCCCGTCTTTGTGAGAAGCGCGCGGCTGAACGATGGTCACTTTGACCTGATCAATCTGATCGACTAGCTCCTTCGGGGCGTTCAACAAGGCAAGCAGGGCGTAGGTGCGCGTCTGCTTGTTGTTGTTCACCTCGACGATGCCTCGTCCGTTCTTGAGATCGACCACCTCGATCTCACGAAGCTTTGGCTTGATGATAATGGCGTCACACGTCCCGCCAGCATCAAAAGGAGGATCAAGTTGGGCCAGCGAATGCCGCTCCTCAATGAAGAGAACGCACCCGTCTGTGCTGCTTTGAGCAACCACATAATCGACGTACCTCTGCGCGGAACTGGTCAGCTCCTCCGTGATCTCCACGTCGAAACCGTCGATGGTGTAAACCTCGCCCAAGAACTTGGAACAGTCCTTGTCCCCGCGCAGCGCCTTTTCGGATATTTCATGCGCTGCGGTTCCTTCCGCAGCGTAGATGCTGGACTTCGCATCCGGCGCAATGGAGACCATCGCCATCCGGCCAGCGCACGTCCAGTTGGAGGCCGTGGAGCTGGCCGACCAGACTGCGTGATAACGGTCGGAATGAACGGTCATAGCACCACCTTTCGGTTGTACCAGTTGTTGTCGGTGGCGTCGTTGATCGCGTCATAAGCCTTGCGCAGCGAAGCCTGATCCTTGGGGACGAGACGCAGTGCTGAGACCGTAGGACCGAATGTCTTCTTGAGAATGTCCGGACCATCTATAAGGGTATTAGCCATCTTATCATCGACGTCATACTTGGCGGCGTAAGCCATCAAAGCTTCGCGAACATTGGCTTCTGTTATTTCAGCCAGCGTGGTCTTCGGCGCCTCGTCGAACAAAGGCGTGTTGTGGATGCCGTGCGTTGTGCCCGTCATTTCCTCAAGCGCGTTCATCAGATTTTTCAACTTTGAAATAGCCGCGCTCAGAGCCTCTTGCGTGTCAGGTATTTCAGCAATAGGGCAGCCCAACATAGCGGGCACGTTCCTCTGCGCCGCCACGATGCCGAACCGCTTGGTATATTCACCAACCGCCGCCCGAACGTCGTCGTGCGTAAGCGTGTCGCTGGCGGCTTCCGCAGCCTCGTCCGCCATGTCTTGCTCGTTCACCACCGGAACCGCCACGGGAACTTCTTCCGCCTTGGCGGCGACTGCGGTCTCCTTCGGCTTGCGCCCACGCTTCTTGGGTTCTGTCGGCTCCGTCTCGACCGGGCTATCGGGCGTGACGCGGGTGACAGGCTCTTCGTCGTCTTCGGGCAACTTCACGCTTTCAGGAATGAACCACGAAACGTGCTCCATCAATTGCTCGAACAGGTTGCCTTTGGGGTCTAGCGTAAACTTGATCTCGATCATTTCAGCACTCCGTTGATAGCTGTCCACAATCTCAACAACGAGGCTTGCAACGCTTCGTCGATTGAGCCCTCTATGCAACAGACGCGAACGAAGGTGTTGCGCGTCTGATTGACATTCGTAATGCGCATGGCGGCTTGCGCCTGATCTTTCGGCGAGAACGACGTCTCGACAAACCACAGCTCGTTGGCGCTGGAGAAATCCACGGCCTCGCCCGCAGCTTGAATTTGGCCCAACATCACGCGGTTCTCCGCCCTGCCTCTGAAAGCAAGCTCGTACTGTTCGCGCTCTTTCGCCGGGGTCGCGCCGTCGATGCGCAGGGGCTTGAACTTCTCCAGCCCGGACATCAGGACATCGCCGACTTCCTTGTGCCAGTACATCAGCACGATCTTGTCGAGGCCGTTGTCGAACTCTTCCTTGACGGCCTCGACCACGGCCTGCGCTTTGATGTTGCCAGTCAGGCGCCGCAGCGGCCCCAGCTCCATCTCCAGCTCTTTGGTGGCTCCGTTCTCCGCAGCGTGCAGAATTGCAGATTTATCCAAATCGCCATCCACCTGCTTACGCACGGCAGGGGACACAACGAGCGGAAACAGCTCGTAGACGGACGGGCGAATGCCAATGTCCTTCTGGGTGCGGCGCAGCATGAAGTCGCCCACGCGCTCGCGCAGCTCGCCCTCGTTGCGCCCGCCGATGACGACAGGGATGGTGTTGAACCGGCTCAATTGCTTCATGCGGACGATGCAGTAGCGGTGCCGAAAATCTTCGAACTTCGTTACGTCCGGCCAGCCACGCTGATCGTTAGCGTAAAGCCGTTCCGGGCATGACGAGCGCATGGTCGTCCATATATCTGAAGGGTCGTGCGGCAACGGGGTGCCGGTGAGGAACCATGCGCGCGTCTCGTCCTGCACCAGCGCGCCACTCGTGAGGAGGCTCCTGCCACCGGCCAGAGGCTTGCCCAAAATAGCTTGAGTGCGCTTGGCGTCGGGGTTCTTGCAGTTGTGGGATTCATCGAGGATCACCAGATCGGTCTTGCGCTGCGACGTGAACTTGGTCGCGCCATTGTAGGAGAAGATGCGGATGTCGCAGATGTCGGCGTTCTTATCGACGCCGACGATCCCGACGGAGCGCCCCAGCCTGCTCCACGTATGAAAGCCCCGGCGCCAGACGGCCCGTCCCGACGCGGTGGTGACGACATCAATAGTATGGGCGAGGATCATGTCGGCGGCGATGATGGCGGCGCCGGTCTTGCCGACGCGCGGTTCGTCCGCCAGAAGGGCGCGATGGCGAGACGCCAAAAACTTCGCGCCGGACAACTGGGTTGGCATTGGAATCATGGCTACATGCCCTCTGTTTCAACGATGTGTAAGACATAAGTGCCAAAGGACAGGTTGTCAATCGACGCGACGGATAAAAATTTCAATGCGCGGTCGGTCAGAGTAGAACTTGTAAGCTTTGAGCGCCACGATCTGCGTGTCATCCACGTAGATCACCTTGTTCAGCGCGTCGGCTACGCCCTTGATAATGTTATCAATATCGGGTTTTTTGGTCGGCAATATTTTCTTCAAAAGCGCATCCGCTTTCCATTTGACGGGCTTGCTGACAGGCACAGAAAAATAGGTGCGCACCACCATTTCCAACGCCCCTTCGAGAAGCGGTTTGCGCTCCCAGACGCTTTGGGCCGCCCACGCCAGCCGCTCTTCAAAGCGCGCTGTTTTCTCTGGCGTGTACGTGTGACCAGTCTGACGCGAGAATCGCGGACGGCCCTTTCCGATTGGCTCGCCATCGAGGATCAGTTCGAAGTCGCAGTACGGTGCGTCTTGACCGAAGCTCATGCGGGCTCTTTCATATATCCGACCAAACTGATCGGCTTACCTGAATCGACTTCGAGCAAGGCGACAAGAACGGCGAAGCCTTCCGCCGGGATCGTGTCCCGCAGAAACCATTTGTACAGCGCGCCGCGCTGGTAGCTTTGCCCATAAGTTTTCAAGAAGCTGTGCAGATTGTCTGCATTGCCCCAGTTGTCGGTGAGGAAGGCTTTGAAGTCGAACATGCGCCAGATATAAAGGACATCTAGTCTTTTGACAAGTTGTCCTTATCGGCAACCCCACCGGCGTCGCGCGGCCTTGCCGCGTGCGCTGCTCCACTTCTTTGACCGGGCGCAGAAAGACTTGTGGCGCGGGTTGTTGCGGTCTTTGGTCGGCGCCTTCAGGCTGCTACCGGTGGAGCGGTTGTACTTCTTGCGCCCCTTGGCGCTCAAGCCGCCGCCTTGGCTGACCGACAGCTTCTCGCCGCGCCCGACCGAAAGAC